GAATTCTATTTTGGGTCAGTTTATATACCAGACAAAGAAAATGATGACGGCACATTTACTTTATCGTTTGACTATGATATAATTAGTAAGCATACACATTTTAAAAAAAATAAAGAATTTGAATCTGTGCTTAGTCAAATCATGAATAGTATTTTTCGGTATACAATAGAAGAAGCAGAGAGAAAATATAAGAATGAATTTAGAGAAGAAAATACTTAAGCATCTGATATTAGATGATGAATATACTCGAAAGGTATTTCCATTTATTAAATCTGAATATTTTTTAAATTCACCTGAAAAATTGTTGTTTGAACAGGTATCGTCGTATGTAATGAAATACAATTCAACGCCAACTAAAGAGGCGTTGCTAATTGAAATTGATAAGAAAATTAATCTTACGGACGATCAACATAAAAAAACAATTGAATTGCTTTGTGAAGTTATTGAAACGAATGAAATTTCAGACAGCGAATGGCTTGTTGATGCCACAGAGAGGTTTTGCCAAGAAAAAGCCATTTACAATGGTATTATGCAGTCTATTCAGATATTAGATAACAAAGATGGAAAACAAACTCTAGACAAAGGCGCCATTCCAAATATACTTGCTGATGCACTTGCTGTTTCTTTTGATCATCATGTCGGCCATGATTTTATTGATGATGCTGAAAGTCGTTTTGATTTTTATCATAAAGTTGAAAAGAGAATACCGTTTGATCTTGACTACTTCAATCGAATTACAAAGAATGGTGTGCCGCCAAAATCCTTGAATATTGTTCTTGCGGGCACCGGTGTTGGTAAATCTCTATTCATGTGTCATTGCGCCGCATCAAATCTTTCAATTGGCAAAAATGTATTGTATATCACACTCGAAATGGCTGAAGAGAGAATTGCTGAAAGAATTGATGCAAATTTAATGAATGTTGAAATTGATCGTCTGATTGGTATTTCTAAAGAATCGTACATGACAAAAGTTGATAGAATTCAAGAAAAAACCTCAGGCAAACTGATCATTAAAGAATATCCAACTGCATCTGCAAATGTACAACACTTTAGACATTTATTGAATGATTTAAAGCTGAAGCGTCGGTTTGTTCCTGATATTATCTACGTAGATTATTTGAATATTTGTGCAAGCTCTCGTATGAAAATGGGCGCAAGTATTAATTCTTACACATATATCAAAGCAATTGCTGAAGAGTTGCGGGGTCTTGCTGTTGAATATAATCTTCCCATTGTTTCTGCCACACAAACAACTCGCGGCGGCTATCAAAATACAGACGTTGAATTGACAGACACTTCTGAATCTTTTGGCTTGCCTGCAACAGCAGATTTGATGTTTGCTCTAATTTCTACTGAAGAACTTGAAGAACTCAATCAAATTATGGTCAAACAATTGAAAAATCGATACAATGATCCAACAACAAACAAAAGATTTGTTATCGGCATTGATAGATCAAAAATGAGACTTTATGATGTAGAACAGTTTGCGCAGAATGATATTCTTGATAGCGGACAAAATAATGTTAGCAACCCTTTTGATGAGATGAACCTTAGTCGCAAAAATAAACAATATAATTTTGATGATGTTAAATTATAAGAGTCATTTGTGGTGTAAATGATCTGAAATTCAGTAAAAAACAACTGTATAAACATACAGTATTGACAAGTTCATTCAAATAAGATATCATATTGACTTGTATTTAAACAAACTAATTATGATCATACATATTCATTTCAAAAAACGAAAGCCTCAGAAGCTTAACGCAAAACAGAAAGAATTAAAAAAAGAATGGGAAACAATGCTTAAGAAGTATGAATCTAAAAAAGTATTGCCAAAAGACGTGTTTGTGCCATATGTTGCAGCAAAGCCCTTTGTGCGCGAGACTATTCGATATCCTAGTTTAAATAGTTTTGAAGGCTCTTGCACAAAACCAATTCACGGAAAAGTATATACCGGCACAAAAATGATCGGTATTGGCACTTTACACAAGTCAAACGCAGTACCCATTTTTTCTGATGATGAAGCAAAAGATCAAGCTACAATGCGAAGATGATTGGTAATCAGTTATTATTCATTATAAATAAGCCTGTATATACAGGCTTTTTTGTTTAGAAGATATGAAATTTAAAGAATACATTTTAGAACAGAAAAACACGCACATGGAACACGCGGAAGACGATGTTCTAAATGGCGGCGTGAATGGAACTCGCGACAGCATTAATATACTTAGAGCGGTGCGCGATATGCTTGCAGGCCACTCAGAAAAGAAAGTCAATGTAACAGTTAAATGGGATGGCGCGCCAGCAATTTTTGCTGGACAAGATCCAAGTGATGGAAAGTTTTTCGTTGCAAAAAAGGGCATCTTCAATAAAAATCCAAAAGTATATAAAACGTATGCAGATATTGATGCCGATACATCGGGCGATTTAGCAGATAAACTCAAAGTATGTTTGATGTGGCTACCTAAAATTGGTATCAAAGGTGTCATTCAGGGAGACTTATTGTTCACCCGGGCAGACTTGAAGAACGTCATAATCGATGGTGAAGAATATGTAACATTTCATCCAAACACAATAGTCTATGCGGCGCCTGCGGACAGTGAACTTGCCAAAAGTATCAAATTGGCTAAAATTGGCATTGTGTGGCATACAATGTATGAAGGCGATTCATTCGAAACAATGGGCGCCGTGTTCGGCACAGATATTTTATCTACACTTAAAAAAGATAACAACGTGTGGATGACAGACGTAAATTATAAAGATGTGTCAGGCAAAGCAACTATGACACAAGAAGAAACCGAAAAAGTGACGACAATTTTATCTGAAGCAGGTAAAATATTTCAGAAGTTAGATGCTACAATATTGAATTCAATTAAAGAAGATGAAGAACTCTTGCAAAGAATTAAAACATTTAACAATACAAAAATAAAAGCAAAATTACAAATCACAGATGTAAAACAACATGTGCAAGAATTGATCGATTATATACAAGACATTTACTCAAAAGAAGAAGAAAGTAAAAAAAATGAAAAGAATAAATTGTCAATTACACTAAAAAGAAATCGCATTCTGAGATTTTTCTCTGCGAAAAACAAAACATCACTCGAAAATATCTTTACAATGATGAATTTGCTTGCTGAAGCAAAATTGATTCTAATTAAAAAAATGAATGAAGTTAAAACATTAAATACATTTTTGCTGACAAAGAACGGATATGAAGTAACTGGCGCCGAAGGATATGTTGCAATTGATAAACTGAAAGGTGACGCAGTTAAACTGGTGGATAGACTACAATTTAGCTATGCAAATTTTTCGTCTGATATTATCAAAGGGTGGCGACGATAAATGGCCATACAACAAGGATTTATTTATGAAAAAAATGCAACAAATTTTTTAAAAAAATTTAAATTGTCCGATGGCATTGCCGCCGGCGCATCGCACACTCGTCCTGACTTGATGTTAACTGTACACGACAAAAACGCCGGATGTGAATTGAAAATCTCTCCTACCGCAGGTGGTAGTTTAGTTGTTAAAGCATATGCAAATAAAACCCCGCGTTGGCAATTTGGAGAAATTGATCATGATGAAACTGAAAAGCAGTTTTTAAAGGATTTAGCAACTCAATTTGGAGTTTTAGAAGAAATTAATAAAAAATGGAACACTCCGATTTACAATATTGCTGATAGAACAGAGGAGTGGGAACTTCAGATGATAAAAATACCTTTGAAAGAAAGATATATGTCTGATTTGAAAACTTGTCCGGACATTAAGGTGATATTGCCTTCAAACGCAATGACGAAATATTACAACTTAAAAAAAACATACTACATTAATATTGGCACACACGGATTTTATCTTTTAGGAAATATGGATCCGTTAGAAATCAACAAAAGACTAAAAAAGGCGGGGAAACCTTTAGTTCCAAAATTCGAAGATGTTTGTAAAATTATGGCGCGCGTTCGGTGTCAATCTAAAGGCACTACAAAAGCTGAAGCCGCAGAAAAATCAAAACGTTCAATTGGTGCGCAGGGCTATCAATTTACATTTACAATTGAATTTTCATTATCAAAAAATACAACACCATACAATATTGCTCCGATTTCCAGAGATCAGAATGTATCAATTATACAAAGTAAAGCCAATTTTACGTGTTTAATGTAAATTTTTTTTATTATTATAAATAAAGTCATATGTAGCAGTAAGGCTATGGCAAACCTGCAGTTTTGGATCAGTCTAAGGAAAACTCCATGAAAGAAACAGTAGTCCTCTCATTCGGCAGAATGAATCCCATGACAAATGGGCATGAAAAATTAGTCGACAAGATTAAGTCGGAAGCATCGGAGCGCAATGCTGATGCTAAACTTTATCTATCCCACAGTACCAATTCAAAAAAAGACCCATTAAACTTTGCAACTAAAGTTAAGTTTGCTAAGAAGGCATTCGGAACTATGGTGCAGAATTCTCCTGCACGAACAATCATTGAAGTTGCAAAAGAACTGACAGGCAAGTATGACAATTTAGTTGTCGTAGTGGGCAGTGATAGAATCTCAGAATTTAAAACTTTGCTGAATAAATATAACGGCAAAGATTTTAATTTCAAATCAATTGAAATTATGTCAGCCGGCGAACGTGATCCTGATACTGAAGGCGTAGAGGGAATGTCAGGCTTAAAGTTGCGCGGCTTCGCCGCAAATAATGACTTTGGCAATTTCAAAAAAGGTGTACCATCAAAATTATCTGACGAAGACACAAAAGCACTATTTGTTGCAGTTAGGGAGGGAATGAATTTGAAAGAAGAATTAGAACAACAAACAGAAGCAGTATTAGATTTTACAGCTAGACGCAAACGCGCGGCAATTTTTAAAAGACTCGCACCAAGAATTCAAAGAGCAAGACTGCGACAAATGACAAAAGTTGCTGATCCTCAGAGATTGAAACAAAGAGCAATTAAATCTGCTTATAAATTTTTTCGCAATCGCATTGCCGGACAAGATTACGCACAACTTGGAACATCACAGAAAATTTCAATTGATACTAAGTTGCAAAAACTACTTCCAGCAATTCGTAAGTTTGCGGTTCGTTTAATTCCTCAAGAAAGAAAAGCTGATTTGCAGCGCAGGCAAAATTTTTTAGTGAATCGCATGAAGAAAGAGGACTTTGATATCAATGATCATTTTACTTTATTTGTAGAAGATACTGAAGTAGCACAAGATAGAGACCTTGCAAAAAGACAAGGAACACAGCCCTCGAAGTATTACAAAGGCTTAGATAAAGAAACGAAAGAAAAACGTTCGGCCCACTTTGCAAAAACTGGACCGAAATCAGATTCTGA